CGGATGGAGTTCCCCGAGTTAAAGCAGCGGGCGTTTGAGGAATACAAGGAATGGGAAGTCGATAGCCTGATCGTGGAGGCCAAGGCGGCGGGTTCGCCCCTCATATTTGAGTTGCGGGCGATGGGTATACCAGTGCAGGAGTTCACGCCAAGCAAGGGGAATGACAAAATAGCGCGTCTGAATGCGGTGGCTGATATGTTTGCGTCAGGCCACGTTTGGGTGCCTAATACTCATTGGGCAGAAGAACTGATTGAAGAGGTCGCGTCTTTCCCATCCGGTGAGCACGATGACTTGGTTGACTCGATGACACAAGCCCTGCTACGGTATCGCCGTGGTGGGTTTATTCAACTGGCGTCTGACGAGGAAGACGAGCCAAAGTCTTTCCGCCGAAAAGAACCGTACTACTAAGGATGAAACATGGCTATTGAGAAGTCACTATACGCAGCCCCACAAGGCTTGGAAGAACTTGCCGCGATGGACGGCGCGTCTCCTCAGATTGAGATTGAGATCGAAGACCCTGAGTCAGTAACGATTGGCATGGACGGGTTGGAAATTGAGATCGACCCTGATGCAGAAGGGGAAGACGAGTTCAACATCAACTTGGCTGAAGAGATCAGCGAAGAGGTTTTGCAGAGTCTGGCCGAAGATTTGATCAGCGACTATGACGAGGACGTAGCCAGCCGCAAGGACTGGATGCAGACTTATGTCGATGGCCTAGAACTGCTAGGCATGAAGATCGAAGAGCGAACGGAGCCGTGGGAAGGCGCGTGTGGTGTGTTCCACCCCATGCTGTCTGAGGCGCTGGTGAAGTTTCAGTCCGAGACCATGATGGCAACGTTCCCAGCCGCTGGGCCAGTCAAGACCCAGATCATCGGTAAAGAGACCCCTGCCAAGAAAGAGTCTGCCCAGCGCGTGGCAGACGACATGAACTACCAGTTGACGGACGTGATGAAGGAATACAGGCCAGAGCATGAGCGCATGTTGTGGGGTCTGGGTCTGTCTGGCAATGCGTTCAAGAAGGTGTATTTCGATCCGTCACTGGATCGTCAGGTGTCGTTCTTCGTTCCTGCGGAAGACATCGTTGTGCCTTACGGCGCGTCCAACTTGCAGTCTTCTCCTCGCATTACCCATGTGATGCGCAAGACCGAGAACGAGTTGCGCAAGCTGCAAGTGGCAGGGTTCTACCGCGACATTGACTTGGGCACACCGGATAACGTGCTCGATGAAGTTGAGAAGAAGATTGCCGAGAAGATGGGCTTCAGGGCCACGTCTGATAACCGCTTCAAACTCTTGGAGATGAACGTAGACCTCGACCTTGAGGGCTATGAGCATAAGGACAAGAAGGGCGAGAAGACGGGCATTGCCTTGCCGTATGTGATTACCCTTGAAAAAGGAACCAGCAACGTGCTGGCTATTCGCCGCAACTGGGAGCCTGATGATGACACCTACGCAAAACGCCAACACTTCGTCCATTACGGATACGTTCCGGGATTTGGCTTCTACTGTTTTGGTCTCATTCACCTCATCGGCGCTTTTGCTAAGTCAGGCACTTCTCTTATTCGTCAGCTTGTCGATGCTGGTACTCTAAGTAACCTGCCCGGTGGCTTCAAGACTCGCGGCATGCGGGTTAAGGGAGACGATACACCGATTGCTCCGGGCGAGTGGCGCGATGCGGACGTGGCCAGCGGCACACTTAAAGACAACTTGCTGCCCCTGCCGTACAAAGAGCCTAGCCAGACACTGATGGCTCTGCTTGGTCAGATCGTTGAAGAGGGCAGACGTTTTGCCAACACGGCTGACTTGACGCTCAGTGACATGAGTGCGCAAGCGCCTGTGGGTACTACCTTGGCGATTCTGGAGAGAACGCTCAAGAACATGTCGGCTATTCAGGCACGTGTCCACTACTCGATGAAGCAAGAGTTGGGTCTGCTCAAGAACATCATCGCTGAGTACACACCTGACGATTACGACTACCAGCCAAGCGAAGGCTCACGCAAAGCCAAGAAGTCTGACTACGATGACGTTGATGTCATTCCAGTCAGTGATCCTAATGCGTCAACGATGGCGCAGAAGATTGTGCAGTACCAAGCGGTCTTGCAGTTGGCCCAAGGTGCGCCGCAGTTGTACAACTTGCCACTCTTGCACCGCCAGATGCTGGAGGTGTTGGGTATCAAGGATGCGGCCAAGCTCGTGCCGATGGACGATGACCAGAGGCCCACAGACCCTGTGTCGGAGAACCAGAACGTGCTCAAGGGCAAGCCGGTCAAGGCGTTTATTTCTCAAGACCACAAGGCGCACATCACGGTTCACATGGCCGCGATGCAAGACCCCAAGATCATGGCGCTCTTGCAAAACAACCCACAGGCACCTGCGATGCAGTCAGCCATGATGGCTCACATCAACGAGCACTTAGGGTTTGAGTATCGCAAGCAGATCGAGCAGACGCTTGGTATGCAGTTGCCAGCGCAGATAGACGAGTCGGGCGAGGAAGTTCAGATGTCTCCAGAGGTGGAAGCGCGGCTGTCTCCGATGTTGGCGCAGGCTGCGCAACAGTTGCTCCAGAAGAATACGCAAGAGGCACAGCAGGCTCAGGCGCAACAACAAGCGCAAGACCCGATTGTCCAAATGCAGATGAAAGAGCTTCAACTCAAAGAGCAAGACAACCAGCGCAAAGCCGCCAAAGATCAGGCCGACAACGCTATCAAAGCAGCGCAGCAGCAGATTGAGCGTGAGCGCATTCAGGCACAGACCGCCACTGATGACAAGCGCCTCAAGTTGGATGCAGTGAAGACCGCTGTGCAGATGAACGCTGATAAGGAAGGCCGCATGATGGACAGGGGTGTGGACATCCTGAAGCAACTCTCTAACAAGAGCCATGAAGAGCAACTGCGTCAAATGCAGGAGCGTATTCAGATGCGGCAACAAAACAAACCAACGAAAGGTGAATGATGAACGCATTTGAGGTTCTTATCCAACAAGCGGACGAGAAAATCGGGCAACTCAAAGAGTACTTGGCCGAGGGCAAGGCTGAGTCCTTTGAGGAGTACAAGAAACTGTGTGGTGAGATTCGCGGTCTACTCATCATGCGGGGATACACCCTAGACCTGAAACATAGAATGGAGACTTCGGATGACTAGTTCAATCCTGTTAGCTACAGACGCTAACAACCCACGAGTTGTGGGAGCCTATAACTTTGCTGCAACCGCAGAGGAAAAAGGCAAACAACTGCCCCGCCCATCGGGCTATCGGATTCTTTGCGCCATACCAGAGGCGGAAGCAGAATTTGAGGACAGTGAAGTAGGCTTGATTAAAGCTGATGAAACTATGCGCAACGAGGAGACCCTCACAACGGTCTTGTTTGTTGTTGATATGGGGCCAGACTGCTATCAAGACCCATCTAAGTTCCCTAACGGGCCGTGGTGTAAGCAGGGCGATTTTGTCCTTGTGCGCCCACATTCAGGTTCTCGCTTGGTCATACATGGCCGTGAGTTCCGCATCATCAATGACGATACTGTCGAGGCCGTTGTAGACGATCCTCGCGGCATCAAACGCAAATAAAAGGAGCACAAAATGCCTTCATTTGATAAAGACGACTTCAAGTTCCCAGATGAAATTGAAGATAAGGGTAAACCCGCACAAAACGCGGAACCCGAGATTGAGATCGAGATTGAAGACGATGCCCCGGCTGAAGACCGTGGCCGTCAACCCCTGCCCAAGCCCCTCGTTGAGGAGTTGGAGAAGGACGAACTCGACCAATACGATGACAACGTTAAGACCAAACTCAAGCAAATGCGCAAGGTTTGGCATGACGAGCGCCGTGAGAAAGAGTCCGCAATACGCGAACAACACGAAGCTGTTGGTTTGGCACAACGCCTGCTTGAAGAGAATAAGCGCATCAAAGGCATTCTAAGTACGGGTGAGAAGGAATACGTCACTACCATTCAGAGCAATGCTGATATGGAGTTGAAGATTGCCCAGCGTGCTTACAAAGAAGCCTATGAGGCGGGTGATTCTGACAAGATGATGGAGGCCAACCAAGCGTTGCAAATGGCCAACCTGAAATCCATGCAGGTAAAAAACTTTCGCATGCCCTCTTTACAAGAGGACGAAACCCCTGTACAACAGCAACCTGTGCAGTATCAACCTGCACCGTATGTACCCGATCCGGACAATAAAGCAGTAGCGTGGCAAAAGCGTAATAGCTGGTTTGGACAGGATCGAGGTATGACGGCCTTTGCTTTAGGTTTACACGAAGACCTGAAAGACAATGGTGTAGAGGTTGGTTCTGAAGAGTATTACCGCGAATTGGACAATACAATGCGCAAACGGTTTTCAGAGAAATTTGAAAGCCCAGAAGACAATAGACAAAGCCGCACAAGACTCGGTACCGTTGTCGCCCCGGCAGTTCGTAGCACGGCCCCCACCAAGGTCAAGCTAAAGCAAAGCCAAGTAAACCTCGCCAAAAAGCTAGGTTTAACGCCCGAGCAATACGTAAAGGCACAACTTGAATTGGAGGCCCGTAATGGCTGATATCAAAGACAACAAACTCACACGCGAGTTGACAACACGTGCGGTATATGAGCGTCCTAAGCAGTGGGCGCAACCTGACCTGTTACCCGAGCCAGACAAAGAGCCGGGTTACAACTACCGCTGGATTCGTGTTTCGACAATGAACAACGCTGACCCACGTAACTTATCGGCCAAACTCCGAGAAGGTTGGGAGCCTGTTGCGCTCGAAGAACAACCCAAATTTAGACTGTTAGCCGATCCCAATAGTCGTTTTAAGGACAACATTGAGGTTGGTGGGCTATTGCTTTGCAAGACACCTACTGAGTTTGTGCAGCAGCGAAATAACCATTTCGCCAAAGTTACGCAATCTCAGACAGATGCTGTGGACAATAGTTTCATGCGTCAAAGCGATGCGCGGATGCCGCTCTTCCAAGAGCGTAAGTCTTCGTCCAGCTTTGGCAAAGGTACTTAAATTTTTTAAGGAGTCTTAAATGGCTTATCCCGTCGTCTCGGCCCCCTACGGCCTAAAGCCGATCAACCTGATCGGTGGTCAGGTATTTGCGGGTTCTACCCGTATTTACTCGATTCAGTATGGTTTTGCGTCAAACATCTTTTACGGTGATTTGGTCAATATTGTTCGTGGTTCTATTGTTAAGAACACTGACACTACTGACTCTACTGGCAATGGTTTGGTTGGTGTGTTCTTGGGTTGTGAATATACAAACCCTACAACTAAGCAAACGCAATTTGCTCAGTACTGGCCCTCTGGTACTACTGCTACTGGAAGGGCTATCGTTTGCGATGATCCTGACACAGTGTTCAAAGTGGTTATGTGCTCCGCAACCACGGTGATTGCTTCTGCTTCTACTGCCATGCTAGGTCAAAACTTTGGCTTGATTCAAAATGCAGGTAACGTCAACACAGGTAATTCTGCTGTTGCCGCTCTGTATGGCGCGTCTACTACAAGTGCTGACTTTGCTTTGCGTGCAGTTGGTTTGGTTGAGGAAACTGCCATTCAAACTAGCGCAACTGGTTCGTCTTCCTCTACTACTATCACGCTCACTACGGCTTTGCCTAACGCCTTGGTGGTGGGTACAGAAGTTGGCTATCTTGCTGCTAATGGTCAGTACATTCAATCTGGTTCGTTTGTGTCTGCCGCTGCGGCTGCTGGCGCAACAACAGTGACCATCAATTCTGCGATTGCAGTCCCCGGCAGTGTTACGGCTATTCCAGCCGCTTCCACTATTCTTTTCACCCAGTATCCAGAAATGCTTGTCAAACTCAACTTTGGCACCCATTCCTACTACACTGCCACAGCGGTCTAAGGAGCTAAATCATGGCTATTTCACGCGCACAACTACTGAAAGAGTTGCTCCCCGGTCTGAACGCATTGTTTGGTCTGGAATACGCTAAGTACGGCGAAGAGCACAAGGAAATCTACGAAACAGAGACATCTGAGCGTAGCTTTGAAGAAGAGACCAAACTGTCTGGTTTCTCTGCTGCACCAGTCAAAAACGAGGGTTCTGCCATCGCTTATGACAATGCACAGGAAGCATGGACAGCACGGTACAACCACGAAACCATCGCTCTGGGTTTCTCGCTGACCGAAGAGGCCATCGAGGACAACTTGTACGACAGCCTGTCTGCTCGTTACACCAAAGCTCTGGCTCGTGCTATGGCCTACACCAAGCAAGTTAAAGCTGCTGCTGTTCTAAACAACGGCTTCAGCAATGCTTACGCTGGTGGTGACGGTGTTGCTCTGTTCAGTGCTGCACACCCTCTGGTGTCTGGTGGTACTAACAGCAACGTCCCATCTACCCCTGCCGACCTGAACGAGACTTCTCTTGAGAATGCCGTTATTCAGATCAGCTTGTGGACAGATGAGCGTGGCCTGTTGATCGCTGCCAAGCCTGCCAAGTTGGTGGTTCCACCTGCGCTCCAGTTCACGGCAACTCGTTTGCTTGAGACTGAACTGCGTGTGGCTACCGCTGACAACGATATCAATGCATTGAAGAACAATGGCTCTATCCCCGGTGGATATACCATTAACCACTTCTTGACTGATACCAACGCTTGGTTCTTGTGCACAGACGTGCCTAACGGTATGAAGCACTTTGTGCGTTCGCCTTTGGCCCAGTCTATGGACGGTGACTTCGATACAGGTAACGTCCGTTACAAGTCTCGTGAGCGTTACAGCTTCGGCTGGTCTGACCCTCTGGGCATGTTCGGCTCGTCCGGTGCTTAATATTTCTTAGGAAATATTTGGAGAAGGGGGCTTGTGCCCCCTTTTCTTTTGTTGTATATTGCTTTTACCCGGGGTTATCCGGTGTTCTGACAGTCCCGGCTGACGACATGCAGACAGAACACCCTCACTTGCATGTAAGGAAAAATCATGGCAACCACCACGTTCTCCGGCCCAGTCGTATCTAACAACGGCTTTGATACGGGCACTTCCGCTTCTCCCCTTGCTGTAACTACAGCGCAAAACGTTAATGCTGCATTTGTTACAACATCTGCTACTACTGGCGATACACGTCTAAGCTACAACAAGCTGACCTTTACCTCTACAGGTTCAGGCGAAACTCTCCGTGCTTTTTCTGTTGTGACTGGCACTGCTGCTGCAACAGGCGGAACGATCAACGGCGCACACATTTCTTTAAGTGTTGACGGCGCATCAGCAACCATCTCCGGCGCAGCTAATGCAATCCGCGCTACTTTGGGCGGCTCTGACGCTACTCCCGGCGGTACTTTGTCTGTTATTCAACTGGACACCGCCTACACAGTTAACGCTACTTTGCCTGCTACAGCTTCGTTTATTCGTGTGACTGACAGCGGTACAAACACTGGCGAGATTCCTTTGTTGATGAACATTGAAACAGCCCCCGCTGCAACAATTGCTCCTGCTGCAACCAGCGTGACTACTGTGGCTAAAGCAATCAAAGTGATGGTTGGCGGCACTGTGTACTACGTTCCTGCGTACTCGACCTTTGCATAATGCAAATCACCAAGGAATTCTTGGAGACTGAGATTAGTGAACTTGAGACTGAAGCACAGAAGGCCCAAACCTTTTTGACTCAGGCTCAAGCCACAATCCAAGCGTACAAGATGCTGATCAACAGGCTAGAAGCCCCAGAACCGGAGCAACAACATGACGATGCAGTATGACGTAGAGTCGTATCACAATACCGTTTCGGGCGTAGCCGTGCCGTATCGCACCCGCTTGAAGGGCGTTGTGCTCTCTCCTTCAACATCTACTACATTCAACATAGCTTTCGCCAATAATGTGGCCCAGTCTGGGACGTATGACATTCCCGGAACAACAACTTGTACGGTGACCATCGCAGGTCATGGGGTTGCTTTAGGTTCACGTGTGTGGCTACAGTTTGATGGCGGTGACGCCGTTAGCAATATATATGTGGTAACAGCGGTAACAATAGATACTTTCACGGTTACAACAGGGGCGTTAACCACCTCTGGTGACGTGGTTGTGTATAACCAAATTTTAGTTGAGCTTGATTGTTCAACTGGCACTTCGTTCTATACGTTTATTCCGGGCGAAGGCATCTTGGCTTTAGATGGTATTTATGTTGGGTTGCCAACAAATACCGTAACCTCAACCATTTTTTATGGATAAGGGGTAAGCCATGACAATGCAGTATGACGTTAAAGCAATCCATCAAAGTGCTTCTGGCACGGCGGTAAATTATGCTACGCGGTTAAAGGGTGTTACTGTAACTTCTGGCACATCCTCGATACGTAATATGGCTGTTGCTGACCCAACAGTCAAAAAATCAGGCACATACAGCCAAACGACAACCACAATCACCGTTACCATTACTGGACATGGGCTGGTCAACGGTCAACGTGTTTTTTTGGATTTTACAACCGGCACATCAAGAGATGCAGTATTTGCAGTAACGGTAACAAATGCAAACGTGTTTACTGTAACTTCTACAACCGCTAGTACATCCGGCAACGTGACTATGTACACAACCTTGTTGTTGGAATTGGACACATTCAGCACGGTAGGCTTGCCAATCAGGATTCCCGGCGAAGGTATTTATTGCCCCAACGGTGTTTACGTTGGCCTTGGTAATTCTGTAACGGCAACGATTTATTATGGCTAAGTCACCAGCATGGACTCGCAAAGAAGGCAAATCGGAAGCGGGCGGCTTGAACGCCAAGGGTCGGGCCTCCGCGAAAGCGCAAGGCATGAATTTGAAACGGCCCCAGCCCGAAGGCGGCTCCCGGCGCGACTCTTTCTGTGCGAGGATGAGTGGCATGAAAAAGAAGCTAACAAGCGAGAAAACGGCGAACGACCCGAATTCTCGAATCAATAAGTCTTTGCGGGCTTGGAATTGCTGA